TTCAATCATGGCTTGAGATAGAACGATCTTACCTTCAGCCTCAGCAGATAACTGTGTGCAATAAACTACAAGACAACCGTACATCTTCCCAATGTTTCTTGCATACACTGCATTGGCTTTAAGTACTGCAGGATCTTGGGTAGATGCCCCATCTTCAGCGAACTTAGATCCAATGTCAAGCACTACAATGTCAGGCTTATGTGTCTTGATCACTGACTCTGCCCATCTCATGGTCTTACCTGTAGCATCTACAAACTTTATATTATCTTTTATGGGATCATAAAGCCTGTGTGCCTGTGCCTTGTCAGCAGCTATCTGTGTCATGGTCATACCTGTAGCTGCTGTCATGTACCTGCTAGCCACTCGCTCTGGTTTCTCCTCATTGCACAAGACTAGGATACGTGCTCCTTGTGATGCCCATCCATGAGGAGAAGCACACAAGGTACTATGAAAGCTTGACTTACCTACGTTAGATCTAGCACCTATCACAAACAGCATACCGTTGTCTAAGCCCTGCACTGAATTAAACAATGAAGGTATGTTGAATCTCCACTTGGTATTGCTAGCTGCCTTGCTTAGTAGGTTATCAATGCTATTGTCTACATAATTAACTCGTATCTGCGGGGTGAAGTCATCCTGATAGTTATCAAGGATCTGCCTCAGTGGTTCCATGGTGCTCTGTTCACCATTCACATACTGGAATCCTAGGTTAGCTACCTCCTCACCTACCAGTTGCCTGAACAGGTTACTGATTATTTTCTGTGCTACATCTGCACCCATGATAGAACTTCCATGTATCTTTTTAAACTCAAGATGCATGGCATGTTTCTGTGCCGTTGTAAGTGTGGGATTCTCAGTGAAGTACAGAGCCTCTAGTTCCTCTGGGGTTATGTCCCGTTGGTACTCTTCCATGGCACTGTCAATGAGTTGTTTTATCTTTCGTAGATCCTTGCTAAAGATCTTGTCGGGACACTTAGCTCCTCGTGTTTCATCATAGAAATCTTTATCGAGTAGGCTCTTCAGTAAGGCATGTTCCATCTTTACTCTCAATCAATGAGCGGACACGTTGCATGTCCTGGGGTTGGCGATATTTCAAGTCATCATACAGCTTCAACGCATATGCGTCAATGCCGTGTGCCTTGAGTTCTCTGGTGTATGCAACAGTCTTAGCCATTGCATCAGGGTCAAGTGCTACTAAGACACGTGAGTAATCTTGTAGTTGCTCGATGTGTTCTCTGAGTAGTGCTGTCCCCATGATAGCGAATCCTGTGCACTGAAAGTGTAACGCTTGGGTAGCTGAGATACAGTCCTCGACAAGGATAATTGTTGAACCCTCCCCACAAGTGTACGCTCTGCGAGAATTGCCATACCTTTTCCACTTCGGGGTACGGTGAACAGATGATGAATTAAAGATCCTTCCGACACCCTCTGGGGAATAATGTCTTCCGACAGCATCCACCATCTTACCCTTGTCCATGACTGTAAATACAATTCGACTGTCTCTGACATCGAAGCGTAGTTCCACGGTGTCATGGATGGAGTTCTGCCTACGAAATGTTTGAATGTGTTCATGGTCTTTAACGATCCATTCAGGTAGCACAAAGGGTATATCTTCTTTATCTTTACTGCCATGCATAAGTTTACGTATATCTTCTACACGTAAACCTACACCTAACTTACCTCTCAATGTACAGCTATTAGCGTAGCAATTCCATACAAGTGTACCGTTATCATTAGTAACTGTAAATGTATTCTTTCTACTACACACTGGACATGTACTTCTATATGTTTGACCTATGTATAAATCTAAATTAGATACATAGTCTTTTATATTAATCATTTAAATGTACACTGTCCGTGTTGGTGAAGCGAAGCTTAGCAGCATTTTTAGCACTTGTCAAAGTGTTCTTCATGTAAGGGGTTACTGAACCAGGACTTACATGCCCAGTCACTGACATGATTTGTGGTAACGAAACACCTGCATCGACCATCTCCATCGTGCCTGTCCTTCTCATGTCCATGATCTGTAGCTCTTCAGATAACCCTGCCTTACGTATCACTTTCCTTGCCACGATTGCCAATTGAAACTTATCGTAAGGCTTGTTAAAGATACTGTTGCTGTGGCACTGAGGAGCTACATAGTCTGTGCCTACTTCCTGCTTCTGCTGCACTAGCATCTCATGTAACTCCTCCGTTGTAGGTAACTCTACCCTAGCCCTACGCTTTGACTGCTCTAGTGATAGTACTTTAGTATCAAAGTTATAGTTAGTCCACTTGAGATTGGACATATCCCCTAGCCTCTGACACCACTCATATGCCATCTGAACTATCAATCCCACAGAACGGGTATTAAACGAGCTATAAGCCACGTTTAGGAAGCGGGTGATATCCTCCCTAGTCCAGACTACTTTGCGTGGCTTGTGTGGCCTTCTAAGTACCTTGCTGAAGGGATTTATCTCACAGTATCCTACCCGTATGGAGAAGTTGTAGACTACAGAGGCAGCAGACATGGTGTGATTAGCAAAAGGTACACCCCTCTCAGCCCATTTATTGTATGCACGTTGGGCTAAGGGTGCAGTAAGGGTTTGTAGGTACATAACCTCTACCTTCCTGCCCATGAGAGGTGTCTGTAAGAAAGTGTTAAGACAGTACCGATAATCTTTCTGTGCTTGTGGAGAGAGTGATCGGTACTCAAGTGACTTGTAGTACTGCTCTACTGCATCAGCTATCCGTGTTCGTTTGGCTTGCCTCATGTGATTGCCTACCCCAGTTGTTGAATACGGTTGATAGGAACTTCATACGTTCTTTCTTGGACTCGGGCTGTGTAATGACAGCTTCTTCGGGCACATATCCTGGCACTGTCCATGCCCACTTAGTACCTACCTTAACTGCAATGACCATGTTTTGCTTACGCATGTACTGTAATACAGCTACTACACGGGCATGTGGTACTTTAAACTTCTTTTGTAGATCGATAGCAGTTAATGGTGTGGCAGTTACAGCTTGTATGATTTGAGTGTGGTTCATTCTTCACCCCTGTGGGTTAAAGCCAAGCCGACGCATTCCTAACTCGATGAGCATTGCGGCATCTTCAAGGCGGTTCTGACTACTGCTCATGCCGGTCTGCCATTCGCCACCTACACGTTTGCCGACAATAGCCACCGTTACAATCTTCCCAGACTTGGCGTCTTCTAACCACTGCTCCAGCATTTCTATGGCATCAGAGTTGTCAGGGGTTGTAGCCTTGATGAACGGTTTGATGTTGCTTGTCATGCCTGCCCCCTTGCTCGTATGGCAGCGGCGCACTCCTCTGCGCTCATCATTCGGTTTGCGAATCTGTCGCACAATTGAGCACACGCCTCACGCTCGGTAGCGGCGACAATGATTGCGAAGCGTTCAATGTCCATTAAGTTGCAGGTAAAGTCGTCGCTCATATCATGTGGATCAAATCCCGCCTCCCTCGCCATGCGGATAATGTCTTCTCTGTTCATCCTTCACCCCTTAATATATCTGCAGCTTCCTTCATGCCATACTTATCTAACAGATTGATGCAGTGAGTTAGCTGTCGTTCACTGGATTCATAAGCGACTGCCTCAGCAAAATCCATAAGTGATTTATCACCATAGATAGATCCAACACGGGTGTACTTTGCGATACGATTAAAGTCATCTGCGTACATATTAACTCCTTAGTTTACTGTCCAGTAATGTAACTTAGTCATCTCCAACACCCCTATAACCGTGGCTATAGTCATGTGGTTGTACTTATCGGCATTGATTACCTGCCTAAGTTCATCCATCAAATCGTCTGCCATTAAAGCTTGGTTAGATGAGGGTATTACAGCGAGTACTTTAGTCTCTGTATCCATGTCTACTCCAAGTGAAAGACACTAGCAATAGCCTCTGCACATGCCAGTGCTACCTCTACATGCTCTTTCTGTGTACCATTCTTAGTACGTAGGTCTAGGTAATGTAACCAACTACGTAATGTACCGTTCATGTACATCCTAGATTCCATCATCCCTTCAGGCAATACAGACCTTGCAACTTCCTTAGCTAACCCATGCTTGATAGCCCAGTTGTAGGCATCCAATGCTGCATGTTTCACTGCGAGTTGGTGGTACTCCCAGACTTCCTGCAATCTTTTGTCATTAGTTTCAATAGAATTCTGTCGGTTAGATTTGTCTTGTAGCCTTGCTTCTCTAAGTACAAATGAGAGTTCTTTAGTTGGGTCAGCATATCGTTGGCTAAACTCTTGGAAGCTAAAGGATCTATGTCTGAGGATCTGTCTTGCAATGTCTCTGGTGGTAGTGATTTCAAGGCAGAGGTTGACCATCTCGAAAGGCGACCAGTGCTTATGTTCAATGAGGTACTCCAGTAGTTTGTCTGCGGTTCTGCTGTTGAACTGATTGGATGGATTCGAGACACGAGCGCAGTACGCAACCAGTTCTTTAATCGTTTGGGGATGTCCTGTATAAACGCCATCGTCATCTACAAATGCTCCAGTGTTTACGTATGTATATGAAATCAGTTTAACTTTCACGGTATACCTCTAGCCTTTCTTGTTGCATCTGTTTTAGTTTGGAATACTTCTCTTTCCTGCGGTTAGCTTCCTTGACTATGATGTCATCAGGTTCAATGCCTACCTTCTCCACAAATGCAGGTGTCTGTGGGTTAGTCTCTTCAATCCTGTATACATGCCCTTTTACGTAGTCCTCTAGGATCATGCCCATGTCCATCAATTCATCGTATCGATAGTTATGATGGGGCAGTGTCTCATTAAGTGAAGAAGCGTAGTAGCAAAGCATGGTACGGTAGGATAGCTCAGGTGCTTGTGTGTCAGACACCTTGAATGTAGCTACACCATACTTACCACCACGCTCAGCTACCTCATCCTCCGCTAGTGCCATAGCCTTGTCTTGATCATCACCCATGTAGACTACGTACCAGTGATTATTAGTCTGTCCAAATCGGTACGCAATCGTAAGGTAATTACTCTTGATCTTCGGTGTTGGTTTGTCTTGGAGTGTATTGGTCTGGGACATAAATAGAATTCCTTGTTTCGTAAATACCACCAAAGGCAGTTGCTCTAACACGTAGTACGGTGGAAGTTCTTGTGATACCTTCACCATACTTGGGATGATCTAATGCATACACAGATATGTGATCGTCATCTTCCCATTGTGCTGACCCTTGCCTGTATCTCACAATGCTTTTGCTATCCTTC